ACACCCGCGATCACGGTGGCAGGCGGCGCGGCAAGCGGAATCAGCGGCATCACGTCCACTAGTGGCACTGGCTCATGGGCTCACACGGGCGCATTCAGTGCGACGGGCGCCATTACGCCATCGACTACGAACGGAGTAGTCGGCACTACGCTCGCTGATAATGCTAACGCTGGCAGCATCGGCGAAGTCATTACGAATACTGGAACGAATGTGTCCCTCACCACGGCGGTATCTGCCAACGTTACCTCGGTAACCCTGACGGCTGGTGACTGGGATGTGAACGGGTCTATTGCATTTAATGGCACGGCGAGTACATCGACAAGTCGCGTCGTAGGCGGCTTGAGCACAGTAAGTGCGACATTGCCGGCTCAACCATATTATTACCAACACCAATACGGGGTTGGGGGCTTTACCAGTGCTACGTTGCCCAATGGCTCCGTTCCGATGCAACGCATTAACGTGAGCACTACAACGACCGTCTATCTGGTCGCTCAAGCCACATTCACGGCAAGTACCGAAACGGCAACCGGCGTTATTATCGCCCGGCGTGCACGTTGAGGACGGAGAATTATGAGCTCGCCCGTCCCGACCACGCCATCCGATCTGATCACGCTCGCGCTTAAAACCGCGAACGTGCTCGGTGTCGGCCAGACGGCCAGCGCAGAGGATATGAACGATGCGTTCAACCTGCTGAACATGATGATGGCGCAATTGCAGCGGCGCCGCTACATGATTTATCAGTTGGTGACGGTATCGAAGCAGGCTACTGGCGCGCAGTCCTATACGGTCGGCCCGGGTGGAGATTTCGACATCCCTCGCCCAGCCAAGCTGGAATCGGCTTTCTTCAGGCAGAACCAAAACACGCCGCTGCCTGTGGACTATCCCTTCCAGATCCTGCGTGCGGCAGAGGACTACAACCGCATCTCGATCAAGAACCTGAATTCGTTCCCGCAGGTGATCTACTACGACCCTGGCGTCCCAATGGGCACCATCTATCCATGGCCGATCCCTAACAACCAATACACGATCTTCCTGACCGTAATGCAGCAGTTGCAGCAGTTCGCAACTATTAATGACACGATCACATTGCCGCCTGAATATAGTGCGGCCCTGATGTGGAATCTGGTCCTTGAGTTATGCGTAGCTTACGGCCTGCCAGAGAACCCGCGAGCCGAGAAAAAGGCCGAAACATCTTTGCGCATCATCGAGGAAGCGAATGCGCAAATTCCCCTGTTGCAAATGCCGACAGCGCTTAAAAAGGGCGCTGGAACCTTCAACATTTATGGGGATTATTACATCGGAGGCGTGACCTAATGGCGCGTTTCGCCCTTACCGTTGGCGCATATGAAGCACGCAGCATCATCGCTGCGGCGCAGCGATGCGTGAACTTATATCCGGAAAAGAACCCGGAAGGTTCGCCCTTCCCGTTCACGTACTACCCCACTCCGGGCCTCACGTTGCTGACGACCGTGACGCCGACCACTGGTAGCGGCTGGCGCGGGCTGTGGGCCGCATCTAATGGCCAACTTTATGGCGTGTGTGGTTCGTCTGCGTATGCGATCTCGTCGTCGTGGGTAGCTACGAAGCTGGGAGATTTGCAGACGACGAGTGGCCCGATTTCCGTGACGGACAACGGTAACTATGCGCTGATCGTCGATGGGTCATCGTCCGGTTATTCGATCCCCCTTGCCGGCAACGGGTTCGCAACGCTTTCGGACCCTGCATTCTTGGGTGGGAATACGATCGACTTCGTGGATGGCTTCTTCATCCTCAACAATCCCGGAACGCAGCAGTTCTACGTATCACTGGCAAACCAAGTGCAGTTCGATGCCACTGACTTCGCATCGAAATCCGGCTACTCGGACAAGCTAATTGGCGTTGGCGTATCGCGTCGCTACGTGTACCTATTCGGCGCAACGACGACAGAGATTTGGTTCAACGGTGGGGGCACCACGTTCGCCTTTGAGCGTATGCCTGGCGTGTTCATGCAGTACGGTTGTACGGCGGCTGCAACCATCGCGCAGATGGATGGCGAATTCCTGTGGCTGGCTCAGTCGGAGCAAGGACGAGCAATCGTTTGCAAGACGAATCAGTTTACCGCACAGAAGATTTCTACGTTCGCCCTGGACAATGAACTTGCCAACTATTCGACGCTAGATGATGCACAAGGATTCACCTATCAAATTTCCGGCCATTTCTTCTATGTGCTGATCTTTCCAACCGCTAACAAGACGTGGCAGTTCGATTTGAGCACGGGCCAATGGAACGAGCTCGTATGGCTTGACTCGAACGGTAGCGAGAACCGTCATCGTGCGAATTGCCATGCATCGATCTATGACACCTCAGTCGTGGGCGACTGGCAGAACGGCAATCTGTACGCATGGGACATGGATAACTACACGGACAACGGTGCTCCGATTGCCCGCATCCGGTCCTTTGCCCACTCGACCGACGACAACTCGGACCGCATCCGCTACCGCGAGTTCATCGCGAACATGGAAGTGGGCAATGGCGAGGGATCAAATGGGCCTGTGCCGGTCTTCCTTCGGTGGAGTGACACGCGCGGGCGGTCATGGGGGAATGCGATCAGCTCAACACTAGGGAAAGAGGGCGAATACCTGACATCCATCCAGTTCCAGAGGCTAGGTATGGCGCGAGATCGTGTTTTCGAGTTGTCCTGGTCTTCTTCAGTGAAAACCGCACTCCTTGGGGCCTGGGTGCAAGCGGAGGCAAACCACGAATGAACCTCCAGACTGACGTCCCATTGATCAACGTCCCTCTTGCGACGACGGACGGCCGAGCCAATCCGATCTGGTTTCAGTTCTTTGTGCAGTTGTGGCGCAGGACGGGGAATGGGCAAGGCACGTCGACGGATGATATTCGTCTAAGCGATATCGATATCGATTCTGATTCAGTGGACGCCGATTTGCAGGCGGCAATTAATTCGCTTGATGAAACGAATACCATCGTTCAAGCGACGATCGATGATGGGAGCACGGGGCAACTTGCCACATCGATCAAGAACATGAATCTGGCATTGCAGTTGGCTTCATCTGATGACGGGATAACGTTCGTGCAAGAGGCTTTGGTCTCGAAAATCGCTGAACTCTCGCTGATTATTGAAGATGCACAAGACGTGGCAAAAAGACTGCGTCGGGCGATTGATGATGCTGTCATTGATGGTTTGACGGTCATCGAACCTATTCGCTCTATGGCTTATCAGGATGCCAATAAAGTAGCGATTGGCGGCGGGGCCATCAACAATACATCGATTGGGGCAACAACGCCGGCCGCAGCCGCAGTTACCACGCTTTCGGCATCCGGCCAGATCACCAGTACCCTTGCGATAGGTACGGCTCCGTTTTCGATCACGTCGACAACGGTTGTACCGAATCTGAACGTGTCGCAACTGCTGGGCGGAACCTGGGCGATACCAGGCGCGATCGGATCGACCACGCCAAATTCTGGCGCATTCACGACCCTGACCACAACGGGCAATGCGGCCCTTGGTACGACATCAAGCAGTTGGGGAAGTGGATTTCGGGCAGTTGAAGTGGGCGCGCAGGGCAATGCATATTTCTCGGCCACGTCTGGCAACTTTAATAGCCTACTGACCAACAACGCCTATTTCGATGGCAGCAATTGGAAGTATGTCAGAGCTGCGGCGGCAACACATATTGAGCAGATTACCGGAACAATGAAGTTCATGACGGCGTCATCTGGATCTGCTGGCGGCACTATCACTTGGACTCAGCAATTGCTAGTGGATTCAAATGGCGCAACCGCACGAACGATGATTCTTACCGCTGCTACTCCAACAACAAGCGCTGGGCAAGTGGCATTCGGGACAACAACGGCCACTACTGTCGGCGCAGCCGGCGGTGCATCGGCACTTCCGGCGACTCCAACCGGATATCTCGTATTCAACCTGGGCGGCACCTCTTTCAAGCTGCCCTATTACACCGCATGAGGAAGCAATGACGATTACGGCCAAACAGATGGTGGCACCGCAGCAGTTGACGAATGCGGACGCGCTCTACTACACCGTCCCGGCGAATACGACCGGCGTCATCAAGCGCGCGACGTTCACCAATACCAGTCCTGGGGCAGTGACGATCACAGCCAATATAGTTGCTTCGGCTGGGTCTTCGACAACGGCAAATCGCGTGATCGATCCTCAAAACACCACGCTCTCGGCGGGACAGACTTATGTTGCGCCGGAACTTGCCGGGAAGACGATGCCGGCCGGGACCATGATTCGAATGCTTGCAAGTGCGAACACCGCGATCACTGTCGCTATCGACGGCGTGGAGATTGTCTGATGCGGAACTTTCTGAAGATCGCTGAAGGTATCAACGTCACACCGTTGCTGAACGCTCTGTATCGCAAACAGCACCTATGGAAGGCTGACGACTTCCTTCGCAAGTTCCCGCAAGGCCCATTTGGCGAGACGGATACCGTATATCTGCGGTTTCAGGAACATGTGAAGGTCGACACTGACGAAGAGCTTGAGCTCTATCAGCAGAACAAGCTTGCCGGGCACGACTTGCATGAATGCCCGTGGCGCTCCGAGATCAATGAACTTCCTGAGGCGCGCTCTCACATCATGGCTCTTATGCAGAGTATGGGAGCAACGCGCCTTGGTCGCTGCATGATCAATCGAATCGTTCCGGGTGGTCGCATCTTTCCCCATGCAGATTCGAAGTGGCACGCAGAGTATTGGGACAGATACCACCTCGTCATTCAGTCAGAGCCGGGCAACGTGTTTCGCTGCGGTGATGAACAGGTGTGGATGCGACAGGGTGAACTCTGGTGGTTCCAGAATGCGACTGAACACGAGGTAATCAACAACAGTGCCGAGGATCGTATTCACCTCGTCATGGATCTGCGTTTTGGGTGACGGCATGGTGACCTTTTCTATCGAACGATTCTCGGACGTCTATGGCGAGCTGAAACCGCTGCTGGAGCAGCACTACGCCGAGATTTCGACGCACAAGGATCATGGCGTTCCGCTAGAGCCCATCGAGGATGCCTATCGTGCGCGCCAGAACGACGGATCGCTGCTGATGGTGATTGGCCGCGAGGCCGGCGCGATCGTCGCCTACTTCGTGTGCTTCATCGCGCCAGGGCTTCATTACCGCTCGTGCCTTACCTGTTCGCCGGACATCTTCTACGTCGAGCAGACCAAGCGCGGGCGACACGTAGCTGTGCAGATGTTCGCGTTCGTGAAAGCGGAATTACAACGCCGCGGCGTGAAGCGCTGGGCTGTGGGATGCAAAGTGGAACACGACGCTTCGGCGCTGTTCGAATATCTCGGCTTCGAACCGGTCGAGAAGACTTACGAAATGTGGCTGTAAAGGGGAATAATCATGGTAGCAGCAGCGATCGGAGCTAGTGCGGTAGCGGGTCTTGCGGGATCGGCGATGTCGTCGGATGCTGCTCGGAGCGCCGGCAACAAACAGGCAGATGCCGCAGGTCGCGCATCTGATCTGCAAATGCAGCAGTTCCAGCAGATGCAGCAGAACCTTGCACCTTACATGCAGCTTGGTTCGGCGACCATCCCACAGCTTCAGCAGATGCTTGGGGGGGCGCGCTTGAATACGCCGTTTTCGTTCAATCCGACCATGCAGCAATTGGAGCAAACGCCGGGATATCAGTTCACACTCCAACAGGGCAACAAGGCCTTGGACAACGCGATGGCGGCGAAAGGCTTGAGCTTGTCCGGTGCGCAGTTGAAGGGTCTCGACGCTTATAACACGGGCCTTGCAAGCCAAACGTTCCAGCAGCAATACCAGAATGCACTACAGAACTTCAACACGAACTATGGGCAGGCGTCGGACCAGTACAACCGTGCTGCCGGTCTTGTCGGCTTGGGGCAGAACGCAGCTGCAGGCGTGGGCAATGCCGGCCTGCAGACGGCATCGAACATCGGCAATAACATGATGGGCGGTGCGAATGCCCTGGCTGCGGGTCAGGTAGGCTCGGCGAATGCTCTTAGTGGCGGCCTGTCGGGACTAGGTGCCAATGGAATGCTGTACTCGATGTTAAGGGGGAACTCAGCCCCGACAGGTGTCTATATGTCCGAATCAAGCTTGCCAGCACTTCAGATGCCGGCGATGAATCCGATGGACCAAATTAGCTTGGGAGGATAAGATGCCGCTCGATCCGTCTATCCCGCTTGGCGTTAAGACTCCGGACCCGTTCGCGGCCCTACAGCAGCCAATCCAGACCGCCGCGACCCTCCAGGGGCTTCGGCAAAATCAAACGCGCTTGAACGCGAATCAGGCCATTTCTGATGCATATCGTCAGTCAGTCGACCCGAACACTGGCGAGGTGGACTTCGGCAAGCTCCAGGCCTTGGCGAGCCAGAACGGCGCCGGCGCTTTCCTGCCCGAGTTCATGGGACAGATTGCCCAACAACGCAACTCCCAACTCCAGTACGAGACTGGCAAGCTCGATCAAGCACTGAAACAGCAACAGGCTGTACGCGGGACGATCGGCTCATTGGCGCTTGACCCCAATCTAGGCAAAGCTGACATGTCGCAGAACATCGCACAGCAGATTGTCGGGCTCGTACAGAGTGGTATCCTGCCGCAGGATCAGGCCGTACGTGAGCTGAAAAGCATTCCAGGCGATCCAGCACTACAAGCTGGCTGGGTTCGTAATCACCTGATGAACTCCTTGAGCGGCGAGGCCAAAATCAAGGCCCTGATGCCGCAAGTTCAAACTATCAACACTGGCGGGGCAACAAACGTCGTCGCGATCAATCCGATGACCGGAGAGCCGACCGTGACGGGCACGATGCAAAACACCGTGTCGCCCGATACTCTCGCGCAGAACGTTGAAGTCGTAGGCCCGGACGGCGCACGATATGCAATCACGAAGGGGCAGCAGCTTGCTGGCCAAGGCGGCGCGCCGCAGGGCGCAGGCTACACTGGCCGATACCAGCAGGGCGCCGTGCCCGGCGGTGTTCAGACGGCTCTTAGCCCAAGCCAGCAGTCCGCACTGACGGCACAGGGCTCGTCGTCCAACACTGCGGCGCAGGAACTACACAACGCTGCGGCTGATGCCCCGATGCGTCTGAACCTACTCCAGCAAGCTCGCGATAACCTCGCCGGCATCAACACGGGCCCAGGCTCCGACTGGCGCAACACAGCTAAGTCGTTCTTCAATGCGATGTCTCCTGATCTAGCGAAGAAAATCGGATGGACGGGTGATGTGCAGAACTACGACGAATTCAAGAAGATCTTGACGAACTATGCTTCTTCGGTGTCCGGCTCGCTTGGCTCGGGAACCGATGCGCGCCTGAACGCAGCCATCACTGGTAATGCCAACCCTGGTATCTCCAAGATGGCAAACGAGGACATTCTGGCGAAGACCATGGCAGCAGAGAAGATGCGTGCCGCGCAGGACTACGCCTTCCAGAATTCAGGGCTGACGACGGACAAGTTCAACCAGTGGCAATCCCAATGGAACAAGGCTGTGAATCCTGATGCGTTCGTGTTCACATCGATGAGCCCGCAGCAGCAGCAAGCGTTTATCAAGCGTCAGTCGCCTACTCAGCTTGCGAAGTTCAAAAGTGACTTGGGCAACCTCGTTCGTGCTGGCCTGATCCAGATGCCGGGGCAGTAATGGCGAACTACGACGACCTCATCGAATCGGCTGCACAGGCGCATAACGTCGACCCGTCGCTGATCCGTGCCGTCATCCAGACCGAATCGAGCGGCAACCCGCGTGCTATATCGAGCAAGGGCGCCGTCGGCCTTGGGCAGTTGATGCCGGCTACCGCGAAATCTTTGGGCGTCTCAGATCCGACCGACCCTAAGCAAGCCATTCCGGCAATCGCCGCGCTGCTCAACGAAAACCTGACGCGCTACGGAAACGTGCAGGATGCCTTGCGCGCGTATCACGGCGGCACGGACCAGAAGAACTGGGGCCAACTGACACAAGCCTACCCGCAGAAAGTTCTATCGAATATGGGGCAATCTATGCCGCAAACTCTCCCAGGTATCCCGGCCAGCCAGCCGCAAGGCGGTCAAAGCGACGATGCGATCTTCGCGGCCTTCGCCGGCGGCAAAGGGCAGCCACAACAAGCGCAAAGTGGGCCAACGGATGATCAAATCTTTGCTGCTTTCACGCAAGGCCAGCCCTCGGTAACTCCCCAAGCCGCTACGCCGAAACTGGTTGCGCCTGCGGCGCCAAAACCGGGAGTGATGGCCACACTGGGCGCCACTTTGGGGAAAGGTTTCGGTTCGACCGTGCAAGGCCTAGAACAGCTTCTGGGGCATGGCTTGCAGTCACTGAAGGGCACTGCTGCGATGCCGGGTCCACTCGGCATCGTGTCAACATTGGGCGGACTATTGTATGGCGAGCACCCGGACACGTTCATGCAGAAAACCGGCGCGGCGATGGTCGCGGATGCGAACAAGGGCATCAGCAATCTGAAGGCGCAAGCCGCCCCATACGAGAATGCACACCCGGTTGCAGGAGCACTTGGCAATGTAGGCGGGTCGGTTGTCGCGACATTGCCGTTGACGATGGCTGCCCCAATCACGAATACCTATCGCGGAGCGGCAGGCATTGGCGCCCTTACAGGGGCTGCTACAGGCGCTGCGGCCCCGGTAGAAGGCGGAAACGACTTCTGGGGCGACAAGGCCCAGCAGGTCGGCCTTGGTGCGCTCACAGGTGGTGTGGCATCGCCCGTCCTGCGTGGCTTGAGCCGCTTGATCTCGCCGCAGGTAGCGCCTGATGTCAAAGCGCTGATGGATCGAGGTGTGACGCCTACTCCAGGGCAGATCCTTGGCGGCGGATTCGCTCGTACTGAAGAAAAGCTTTCTAGCGTCCCATTCCTGGGCGACATGATCAAGAGCGGCCAGCAGCGTGCTGTTCAACAGTTCAACGCTGCGGCCTACAACGAAGCCCTAGCACCGATCGGTGAGAAATTCTCCGGCAAGGTTGGGCAAGAAGGCATCGAGCAGGTTGCAAACAAGATCAGCGCAGCATATAACGAAGTGCTGCCTAAGATGCAGTTCAAGATCGATCCGCAATTCCATGCGGACGTGATGAATCTAAGCTCGATGGCTCAAGGACTTCCAACTTCGCAGCAAAAGACTTTCCTCAACATTCTGAAGACGCAGATTTTCAACAAGGTCGGACCGCAGGGGAACATGGATGGCCAAACGCTTCAAGGAATGCAGAGCGAGCTTAAGCGCAGCATCCGTGGCTACCTTGGCGATCAATCGTTCGACAATCGGCAGCTTGGCGCCGCATTGAGTGCATTGAAGGATGCTGTGGACGAAAATTTGATGCGAATGAACTCATCCGATCTCGTACAAAGGTACGCGAACGCTAACCGCGCATGGGCGAACTTCGAACGCATCAAATCCGCCGGCGCATCGCAAGGTGCGATGAATCGGGAGGGGGTTTTCACGCCGGGGCAACTGCAAAACGCCGTCCGAAGTGCCGATAAATCAACTGGAAAGATAGCCACCGCAACGGGCAATGCGTTGATGCAGGACTTGTCCGGTGCGGCGCAGAGTGTGCTCGGATCGAAGTATCCGGATAGCGGGACGGCCGGTCGGGGGCTAATGTCATTGCTGGCTCCTGGGTCCATCGCAGCAGGCATGGCAACTGCGCCTACTTCTACCCTGCTGACACTTGGCGGAATTGGTGCGGGCTCGTTACCATACACCCAGCTAGGCCAGCGTGCGGCTGCGAAGCTTCTTACATCGCGCCCACAGCTTGCCCAGCCGGTAGGCAAAGCGGTAACGCAGGTAGGACGAGTCGGGGTTGCCGGCGCGCTTCCGGCGCTCCTCTCGGGTAGCCAGTAGACACCGGATTTCGTAAATGATGGCCGTCCCAACGGATGTGCCGATAGCATGAATTAGTTGTTCTGTTTTCATAGGTAAGGCGATCCTCTATTCGCCGTTCTGTCGTTAAGCGGTCTCCCTAGGCAAGAGGCAAAGGCAACCTTTTCTCTTGCTTAGGGCACGACATGACCGCAACCCTTCTGCCGAACGCGAAGCAGCAATTTTTCGATTCTAACGGACGTCCACTTGCTAGCGGGAGTGTATACTTCTACATCCCAAATACGTCCACCTTCAAGAATACGTGGCAGGATGCAGGCAAGACCATCCTTAACACAAATCCTATTGTTCTTGACTCCAGCGGCCAAGCGATTATCTATGGTGAAGGTCAGTATCGACAAATAGTCTACGATGTTCATGGCAATCTAATCTGGGACAAACTGACAGATTCGTATGCGCTGAATTCGGAATTTCAAGCTCTCGTTTCCAGTATTGGGGCATCCTCAGGATCTTCGGCCATTGGTTTCATTCAGGCTGGTGCCGGAGCGGTCGCACGTACTGCGCAAGACAAGATGCGAGAACGCATCAGTGTGATCGACTACGGCGCTAAGGGTGACGGCGTGACCGACGACACGGCAGCCATCCAGGCCGCTATTGCACGGGCGGGAACTACGGCGCAACTCGACTGGCTCCCTGGAACATATTTGTGCACGCAGCCGCTGACAGTAACCTCCCACTGGATCGCCGAAGGTGAAGTCACGATCAAGTTTTCCAGCATCAGCTCCACGTCAGATTGCATCAGCATCACCGGCGGCGCCAGCTACCAGAAGACGACCTTCGATGGCTTTAAGGTGGATTGCCAGGCCACCGGCCGCGATGGTGTCGTGCTGTTGAACGGCGACCATCCGCGAGTGAGAGCGCATGTGGTGAATGCGCAGCGTGACGGCTTCGCGGTGTTCTGCGGTGGCTTCGACTGGGTCGAGAATGCCGACCTGGACATCTATACCGAGGCGAACGGCCGCCATGGTATGCGCATCGAGATGTGGGGGAGCAACGGCGCCTTCTTCAACGAATCCTCTCTGCGACTGGAGGTGCGCGGCGTCTCGCTTCGGTACAGCGCGGGCAATGGCCTGGCTGCCCTCTGCCCTGGCACGGCGGGCGGCGCCAAAATTGCATCCCTTCACATCACGCAAATCAACTTGGATGCACAGCGCGCTGCAGCAGTGGCGGCAGGCTTCGATATCGGCCAGAACCCGATCAGGCTTGTCTATTCGGCAGGGGGCACTAACCTCTTTCAAGCCTGGAAGATCGATGGCGGCGGCTTTGAGACAACGACTGGCAGCGATGATTTCAGGTCGCCATACCTGATCTACGCTGACAGCGGTGTATCGGCGCCGTATTGGGACATACGCGGCATTGTCCCTGGTAACTGGTCGACGGGATCTGGCGGCGTCTTCGGCCTGACGGATTACATGTTTCATTCCTGCAAAGATAACGGTGGCGTAACGACGTCGCGCGTCATCAGCGGTTCGAGCCTATTCAATGCATATGGGGCAAG